AATTCTTCTTCGTTGTCCAATTCCTTTACCAGAAACAATTCTCAACTGATAATTTGTATAACGGTCGTATGCATAAGTTGCTCCGCTTTGAACCAATGTTTTTGCAGCAGCAGAAGAAGCAGTCACACCGCTAATAAATGCTCCACTTGGTTCACCTGTTCTGTCAATTGCAAAATCCGTACCTAAGGCAGCAGTATGATGCATTGGACCGGAAGGGGTTTTTGTGAACCAAGAGTCCAAAAGAATATCATAATATTGAAACGCAGCAAATGGTGTGGATGAAGCTGCTGTCATCAGCCAAATTCCACCCGTCATTATTTGGTATATTGAACTTTCATCGGGAGTAACCGTCCAAGATGAATCTACAGTCAAGACACTGGATTCAATCACAAAGTTAGTTGCCGGTGCGGAGGCAGATGGTGCTGCAAAGGGGCTTCCAGAAACGGAAGAAAAAGTAGTATTATTAAAAGAATCTACTGCTTGATGATTGGTATCTGCAAATGTCAGAGTGGTTGTATCATTGTAAAGAATTCTTCTTACTTGAGACTGACCATTGTTGAATATCAAACGACAGTTATAACCGTCCCATTGATTAACTCTCCATTTTTTGGTAGAGTCACCGATTTGAAATGGGCTGGAAGTTGTTGCCGATGTTGCCAAACCATTGTCGTGAATCACTCCATCCGAGCAAGCAGTAATTGTTCTTTCTTGTCCTGCGCCAGTACCATAAAGAATTCTAATTTTACTTCCTACACAAATATTTCCCAGTCTACCAAGTCCACCAATTGTTATGGTAGTGGAAGTTGCGCTGATTGTATGTCCTCTGCTTCCAATGTATGAAGCATATTTTCCGGCAACGGCGGTGGCAGGAGCAATATTTGGTGGAGCACATTCTTGCCATGAATCACTATAGGTATCATATCGCCACATTGTCTGACCGACAATGTAGTACATATATCGCGCACTGGCATCAGAGGCCATCAAAGTAGCGGTGCTGCTTGTTGCTGTAGGAGCAAAACGCATCCATTCGAATACGGGTTGATCAACTTGTGATTTTAAAAGATTTGTTACTGGCATAATATTTTCCTATTAACTGAATGATAATTTAGAACGAATTGCTTGAGCATAACAAGCTTGAGCATCATTGGCTACACGCCACAATTGATGAAGTGGACCTTCTGAAACCAATCCTACTACCTGTGATGTCGATAGAGTATATGGATTTCCTGCTGAGTTGTTGAATGTTGTAGCGGTTACAGCATTGTTCACATTTGCGGTAACTGTTCCCGAAACAGGAATAGTGCCGTTAACTTCAGTGGAGATGGCTGTATTATTTGTTCCAATGGCTTCAATCGTAACTCTTTGTCGAAGTTTGCTATCTACAACAGCATTGCTTTCAAGCAATTTATTCATGCGGCGAAGAAGTGTTGCTAGACTTTCTTCATAACTCTCAACATCAATGTAAATTTGCAATGCATCAGTTGCATTCATAGATGCTGTATTATAATCTAAAGTCAACACATTGTTGGCAAAACTTACTGCACCATTGGTTGAATCAGCAAAATTATAAATTATTGTGTTTGCTGTGGTGTTTGTGATGAGAAGAATATTTGCAAGTGTAATAGTATATTGAAGACCCGTAAAAGTTACCGTATTGGCTGCTGGATTAAAGATGTATCCACCTACTATATCTGTTCCGACTAATCTTTTCATTTGTGTTCCTTTATATTTATAACACCGTTGCCATTGCTATTACAAACGCAGCATCTACCCCACCGGCACCAGTAGCACCAGTGTTTCCTTGAATACCTTGAGAACCAGTAGCACCAGTGGCACCAGTATTTCCTGCATTTCCTTGTGGACCAGCGCCACCAAATTCTACCCAAATATTAGAGGCACCATCTGTTACAGCTGTTAGTAGTTTTCCGGTTCCAGTATCATACCAACGATCACCTGCGGTAGGACCCGTTGTTGCTGTAGTACCTTGAATAAAATCATAATAAGTTCCACCACCACCACCACCACCGCCTCCACCAGTGTAGGCAATTGTTAGAGTATTACCTGTTGGTGTGACAGATATAGAAGTTCCTCCAGCAACATTTACACCACCAGAAAGACCATTTAAAGTAGCAACATATGTACTAATTGATCCCGATGTGGTTTTATCCCATGCAACACCATTATATGTCCAAAGAATACCACCATATGAATATGTTACGCCAGCAGAAGGGGATGGGGGGAAATCAATAGGCATTGTTCTTAATATTTATGTTAGAGTTGAACCCAAATAAAGCCTGATGCGCCTGTTATGGCTGTATATAAAATTCCAGTATTTGTATTAAACCAACGGTCTCCGGGTATATGGATAGATGGAGCTGAAATGGCTTCTGTAAATTTTGGAGATGCCGTACCTTGTGTGCTACCATCGACAAATTGAATATAAGATGGGCTACCGCCTGCTCCTGTTAATTCTACTACAGAAGGAATTTGTAAAGCAGAAGTTGCAATATCATACTTAAATGATGGAATTGCTTGCAGATCACCACTAACATCATTTGAAGTAAACTGAATGGATCCGGGGGTAGATTTTACAGTTATTAAATTGGTTACAGTAACTTCACCAAGACCAGTAGAAGGGCTTAATGTAATTCCGGCCCCAGCAACTAATTTTGTTACTGCGCCTTCCCCACCACCACCCGAAATATTAACAGTAAGATTCTGACCACTGGAAGTAACATTTACTCCAGCACCAGTAAAATTAATATTTCCAACATACTTGGAAATTCTCTGACCATTGAATAGTGCTGCAAGCCCACCACCACCGGGAACAGAAAGTTTTCCAATATAATCTATGATCTTTTGTGTATCTGCACCTTTAAACTTACCAAGAATTTTATCAATGTGTTTGGCATCTAAAGAAATTTTATTATCTTTAAGTACTAAAGGATATTCAACATCTACTACTGTAGACTGTCCATCTTGTCCTGCAGGACCTACTGGGCCTGCTTCTCCTCTTGGTCCAGCAGGACCTTGAGGGCCCACAGGTCCTCTATTACCTTGATCTCCTTTTTCTCCACGCGGACCTTGCGGTCCCACGGAGCCTTGAGGTCCAATCTTACCTTCAATTCCATCTTTACCGGGTATTCCTTGGTCACCTTTTGGGCCTTGAATGCCTTGTAGACCTTGTGGACCAACCAATCCTTGATCGCCCTTATCGCCTTTCTCACCCTTCTCTCCTTGTTTTCCTTTTGGACCTTGGATTCCTTGGAAACCAGGTTCACCCTGATCTCCCTTTTCTCCTTGATCGCCTTGAATACCTTGAACACCATCTTTACCTTGTTCACCTCTTGGACCCTGTGGGCCCATTGGTCCGGGTTCACCTTGTGGACCTTGCAGACCAATTTCTCCTCGTAGACCCTGTTGTCCAATTACTGGAGTAGTTTGCTTTATAATAGTTCTTTCAACTATTTCAATCTTTGGTGGAACAGGTGGCTTTGAAGCAATGACTGGCTTTGGCTGAACAGGAACAACTTCCTCCAACAAATTTTTAATTTGATTGGAGTTACCATAAAGTTTTATAACTTTATCATTATTGTTCTGTATAAAATAGTGTTCAGAAACACCATGCCCAAGTTGGAACTTTTCATCATACTGGCATGCTGTTATTTCTTTTAACAGAACATTCTGGAATAATGGCCCGAAAGGACGTTTTACCTTAAATATTTTTCCACTAGAGGCAGAATAAGTTTTGGTTGGTTCAAAGTATTCTTTTATCTTTACTGAATTTCCTTCAATAAGATACTCTTCACCATCAGTGCTACGAAGAAGCAATTTAGTAATTCCAGAACCAATCTTTACTTTAGTTGGGTTAATTGTCGATTCTACAATTATAAATTCACAACCTTGTGGCAGTTCTGGGTGCCATTTGGTTAATTTTAATGATGTTTTGTTCTTTCCAAAGAACATCTATTGTATTTAGACGTATCCTGAAAGAGGTGCTCTTCTCCAAGAATTTCCTACAGCACAAACATATAGGAAATCATTGTCCCAAGCAATGGATCCAGTAACTCCAGCTGAAGTGCTTGTAGCTGGTGCAGATGCAGGATTTAATACTATTCTATTTCGAACATGTAGTTCACCAAGAGGAGTAGTTACGCCACCAATACCAACATATCCAGCACAACTTCCGGTAATCCATGCCGTTTTACCAGATCCTATTAATAATTGAGTGTGTCCCAGTGCTTGATTTTCTGCAATAGCAACATTATCTAATTCACTATTAGAAGGTTCATATGCAGAAGCGATTATAACTGAATTATTCAATCCCAGTTGGGTATTATTATTAAATGCATTTAAAAATTTTAATGGTTGATATCCTATAATTATATTATTTGATGTTGAGGCACATGTGCTACCTTCACCACTATTATTGCTCAGTGCCTCAGAACCAATTATAACGTTATTTATTGCAGTTACACCAGAACCAGCTAACGCTCGATAACCAAAAATTGCTGAATTATCAATCCTGTTAGTTCCAACATTTCCTATATTTGTTCCAAATGCTGTTAAGTTATCAGCAGAAGATACACCCATACATATATTTTTTCCTACTAGTGTTATATTAGCATCTGGAGCACTAATAGCATTTAAATTATCCATACCAAATACGGTGATGTTATTTGTTTGAATTAATTTTTGTAAATTTCTATTACCAACAACTACACTTCCAGTAGTAGGTAAACCACTAGTTAAAAGAACTGTATTTAAATTAGATCCACCTACATTAATACAATCATCTGTACTCTTTATATACCAAGTATTTCCAAGTAATATTCTTCCTCCAGCTGCCGTAGCTGTATTTACACTTAATACTGAATTAAACGTTGGATTATAGTTGTCTGGTTGTCCAGCGGCATTAAAAAGATTATTAAGTACAAGAGAACCGGTTAGGAATGAACCAGTAAGACCGAATTCGGGTATAAATGCTCCACTAGAAGAAATGCCGTTGGTAAAAGTTTGTAAAGGACCAAAAATATTTGCTACACCAGTAGTTACACCAGTTACATTTCCAGTCAATCCATTCCATGTACAAACACCTTGAACATTACCTGTATTGCCGTTATATGACGATACACCTCCAATTGAAGATACTGTAACTGTATTTCCTATTGTACCTAATGTAATGTTAGAGCCAGCCGATAAAATAATACTTCCGGTTAAACCATTCCACGTACAGACACCTTGCAAAGCACCTGTTTTACCATTGATAGAAATGGTCCCATCTGCATTAGAACCCGCAGGTCCAGGTGTTCCGGCTACTCCAAATGGTTGTGTATATACTGTTACGTTAAATTCTGCCATGTGTTATCCTCGTGTTACGTCTGGTACTACGTCTATCTTTCCCCGTAAAATTGTTTCTACACCTATTGGGTTTATGGTTTGTGCCTGCACATCGTAAAATACTGGTGTATATGGAGGAAAAGAAGTGGTATAGGTAGAACCAACCGTTATTGCCACAAATCCACCAGTTCCCGTTGCAGATATACCACCTACAATTCCTTCTGGTTGATAAAAAGTATTGCCAGAATTAATATATGTACTATAACTTGCAAAAACTTTTGCAGAATAATAACCTTTACGAACTTGCATTGATAGAGTACAACCAGTAAAATTATATGTGCCACCAGTTACTCCGGTGACAGAAAATACCCATCTCAGACTATCTCCAACAACAACTGTTTGGTCGTAAATGTTAGACATGTAGGCTCCAAAAAATAATAACCTATTAAAGGTTATTATTTACAAATATTTATGATTTGCGGCAATTAGAGTTTTACAGCTAAATTTTCTGGACTAATCTTTAAAGTTGTTTTTGGTTCAGGAATTTTTACTGTTTGCATATTGGCTAAAGTCTGTGCCTGTTGGGCATTTATTTGACCTTGAATCTGGGCAATTGCATTGATATAAGCATTTTTATTATTTTCTACTCTTGGACGGTGTTCTTCTGGAAGATATGGTTCCGAAAGAAGTTTTTCACAAGCAGCCAATCCCATGTGATACTTTCCAACATAGAATGCAGTTGTAGCGACTTCATCTAATAGACCCCATCTATAGTTTGCCATATCTACGAATAGAATGTCATTTTGTGGGGGTGGGATTGTTAGTCCCATGGATGCAACTAGGAATGCATTTCTTGGACGCCCATATTTTCTATAAATGCAGGACAAATGATACAAAGATTCTGCTCGATCTGGCTTTGTTTCATATGCGCGCATCATGGCATCTGTAATCATTTCAATTGGCTTTTCAAGGATTGTACGACACATACCTACTCTAAGCCAAGAAAAATAAACTTCTTCTGCCCAAGATTCTAGTTCTGTTCTTTTGATATACTCTTGTTCAGCAATATCAAACATTCTGGAATCAAATGCAGATTGTGCTGCATAAAATTGTTTTCTTGGTTGTTTTGGATCTTCTGCAAGATACTTCTTTAGAATTTCATAGTCATTCTTATATTTTTCAATATCATTGCCAAATTGTCGAGAACGGCAACCTTCAGTACGAACATCCCAAGCATAGTCGCCTTCTAATTTTTGAACATTCATTGGTTGACGACAGATGGCATATTCATGGAGAGGTTCTTCATACCACCACTTTGTCTTTCCAATATTAAACAATTGTGCGCGATACCATACGAACTCACCGCGTTGAATCTTTACAACGTAACCATCCAATTCGTCATTGAACTTTTCAACAGGAAGAGTTCCAGAGATCATATCATCGGCATCGATCATCAGTGCCCATTGTGCTTTGCCTTCACACGCTTCGATAGCCAAAGAACGGTTATGACCAAAGTCTTTCCATTCATGGTCTAGAATCTCTCCGGGAATTCCCTTGGAATCAAAGAAACTCTTTATAATTTCCTTGGTATTATCTGTCGATCCTGTATCACAGATTACATAATAGTTAATGAATGGGGCAACAGATTCAAGACAACGCTGAATATTTGGAGCCTCGTTTTTGACGATCATCGATAAAGCTAACTTGTGCATTTTCATCCTTATGAATTAAAAAATCTACGTAATGATCCGGGATTAAACTTTGGAATAAGTTCCCAGTCATCTCTTTCACCATATTTAATTATCTTCAAACCATTGATAGGCATTTTGTCTGCTGTTTTTTCTTTATCAATGATTTCAAGCAGTTCCCATTCTTCAAGCAATTGAATAATGGCATTTCTTCGTTTAATGTCTTCTTCAGATACATTTGACGGCAAACCATCAAGTGCAAATAATTCTTTAAAGTGTGCAACTATATACACTCCATTTTTATGAATTAAATGACATGATTGATATAATACTTTTTTACCTTTTGGTGATACCCCTATACGAGATAAAGTTTCACGGACAACCATGAAATCTTCTTCATCAAATAGTTTTATATGTACACCAACATTATTAAAAATTTTATCCGAAGCTTCTGACATATCACACCCTTATTAAGATTTTGGACCACCTGTATCTAAGGATTTTTTTATTTTATCCAGATCCTCGGGTCCAAGAATATTTAGGACTTCCCTAGCCTTGGATTCTGTGTATCCATATGCTTCTCGAATAAGAGATATATCGTCTTCTGGTTCTTTCTTTGTCCAAGGAGAAAAACGCTTCTTTTTACGAATGCCAAGTCTATGAAAGTCAAACTGGCTCTTGTTGTCGAGCCATGGTACACAATTCATTTCATTGGCATGAAAGATCGTATCAGGGAAATACGATAAACATCGATTTACAACAAATGGTTTATAAAGTCGAACATCAGCCTCGTCCTTGTCAAGTAGAGCTTTTTTTTCGTGATTGATGCTTGCAAGAAAGTCTTTAAGTTTTAGCTCTTCGGGCTTCATCAATTAAACTCACAGTCCATCATAAGTTGCACGATAAGAGCCATTGTATTTATTTCCTGATCTGCTGCAAAGCCAGACTTATATTGATATTCAGCAATAATAAGAATGGCCTGTGGAATAGAATTGGGCTTCAATGCTGTGTATAGTTCTGTATACAGACGCTTATAGAAGTCTGCTGTATTCAGATCCAAGTTTTGAATCACCCACTTACGGCAAGATGTGAAGTCCTTTGCTTTCATGAAGCCAAGAAGTTCCTTATAGGACTCACTGCTTCCCTGAGCCAAAATACCAACATCAATCTTTCCAGAAGATGCATATTTCTGCAACTCATTGAGGATTCTACGAATGTCTGGAAAATGCTTCTTTACCAGATTAGAAAGAACTTGAGTGTCATAGGGAATCTTTTCGTTATTGAGAATGTATTCAATACGCTTGAGGATTCCTACTGCAACCTGAGCCTTCTCAGCACTTGGAACGGTAAAGTCAATTCCAGTGCACCGAGAATGCAGAGCATCAATGATCCGATTTTTATAGTTGCAAGTCATGACGAATCTGCAGTTATTTGCAAATTCCTCTATGGCTCCACGCAATGCTGGCTGAATAGACTGTGCATTAGAATAGTCAAACTCGTCCAGAATTACAATCTTAAGTCCACCGTTAAGTGAAACTGTAGAACAATAATTACGAATCTTTGTCCGAAGAGTATCAATACCATTCTCTTCAGAGCAGTTGATTATAATGCTGTCGGCACCCAAATCATTCGCCAAGGCACGGGCAACCGTAGTTTTGCCCGTGCCTGCCTTGCCGTATAGCATCATGTTTGGAATCGTACCTTCCTTGATCATGCCGTTGAACACAGTGGCAAGATCGATAGGAAGAATGCAATCGGACAGTGTTTTGGGGCGATACTTTTCGACCCAAAGTAGATTAGTCACATCAGACACGATTAACCCCGCTTGATGGCGATGTAGTAAGAAAGATCCAAACTCTTGTGCGTAAACTTAGAAATAATAGTGTCAGTCAATTCAACACTATATGAACCGGGAATGAACTTCATTTCGGAAACATTGATTGTGCCCTCAAAGTCCTTACCAGTATAGTTTTCATCAATAACAATTTCAAAACTATTGCTTGTGCTCTGGCCTGAGTCATCAACACTAATGATAAACTTACCATCTGCACCAACCATACGAAGATCACTTACCTGAAGCACACTAGAAGCCTTAAGAATCTCATTGAGATCCTTTTCATCCAGATCAAACCTAGTAACAGTAGCAGGCATCTTGATCTCTCGGGTAGGAACCGTGAGAAGACTTGGTTCAGAATAGTAATAGGTAACGCTAGACCGACCATTGGTAATCACGACATGTGTATCATGAAACTCAAGATCGGGATTATTAAACATGCTAATAATACCAAGAAACTTATTGAGATCCCAGATGGGAACATCAACATCAAAGTCCTCGGTTACCTTTGCCTCAACATAAATGTTCTTACCAGCCGAAACGGTCTTTAGAAGATTTCCGGGCTGAATAAGAATATTAGAGTTGATGGCTGCAAAATTCTTTAGAATGTTATAGGTTTCTTTGCTCAAACGCATTTTGGTCACAGTACTCATATAAATCTTTCTGTAAATTAATCAAAGTCTTTACGATAAACGCTATCGTTAAGTTGCTGCTTTTGCTCGTGTCTGTTGCCGCGAACATTTCTCTTCTGTTGCTTCTTGCTTAGGCCAGTAGGCTTGTTCTTGCGGCGATTCTTAAACTTTTCAAAACTCTCTTCATTCATAGTTCTATTATAACTCCAAAATAGGATAATACAAATATATTTATACCTGAACCTTGATTTTTGAAAAATTATTCTTTTTTTCAAATTGCAAAGTTTGGTCAAATTTATCAACCAGTGCATCGGCCTTGTGGCTAATGATGTAAATTGAACATTTGTTCTTCATCTTATTCAATACTTTCATAAATGCTTCCGTACCTGCTGCATCCAAGGATGAATCTAGAATTTCGTCAAAGATCAACAAATTGCAGTTGAGGCTGTTTTTCATCTTGGCAACTTCACGCCAAGTCAGCAGGATCGCCAAGTCGATGCGTTGTTTTTCTCCCTCAGAGAAAGAGGAATATGAGAATGCATCTCTATATCGTGATTTGATGGTTTCCTTGAACTCCTCATCGATTGTGAAGTCAACATAGAGATTAAGTTTTCCGAGGAACTTGTTGACGAGTCCATTGATGATGGGAACATAATGTTTGATAATGCGGCTCTTAAGCCCCCCATCCTTGAGGATATCATAAACAACATCATAGTGAATTTGTTGAGAGATAAAAGATTCAAGTTTTTTGGCGATATCATTTTTTTTATTTTCCGATTCATTCAGGCTATTTTCCAGTATAGAAATATTGCTTGAGGCTTCTTTGTCTTTCTTATCTTTTTCAATTACTTTGATGTTTGACTCCGCATTTCCAATTCGGTAGTTTAGGCTGTTGATCTCTTGCACTTTTGCTCTGGATAAAATGGTGAGTTTTTCATATTCTTTCTTAAATGTCTCTAATTCAACATTTTTCTTTTCCGCAAATTTGAGTGCCTCAGAACAATCTTTGGCTTTTTTGCGCTTTTCTTCCAGATGCTTTTCTTTTTGATATTTGGGAAGAACTTGTAAGCAACACTTGCAGGTTGCGTTTTCTTCTAGTGCCTTAATGTCATCTAACAGGGTGACGTGAAGCGTTTCTGTCTTTACTAACATAGATGGAACATCTTTGAGTGATTCAATCTTTTTATTAATCTTTGTTATTTGTTCTCCAAGCTTTTTATGATTATCAAGTTCAGTCTTAACTAGGATTCTATCTTTATCTATTTGATCTTGATATTCTTTAATACGATTAATAAGAACATTGATATCATCTGCATTGCTGGTTTTTACTTGATCAATAAATTCTTTTTGAGATTTTATCTTTTCTTGAGCAATCTTGACCAAACTTTCATGCTCTCCAATAGACACCTTTAATGAACTTAGTTGGCCCTTTACGTGCTGGTTCATATCTGCCAAGATATCAAGATCCAAAAGACCTTCAATAATCTTGCGGCGTTCAGAAGGAGTCAACTGCATGAATGGTATGAAGTTTGACTTACCAAGAATAACAACCTGTTTAAAGGCTGCATAGTCAAAGCCGAGAATATGTTCTTCGAACATTTCTTGGTAATCTTTTGACTTGGCATTCTGGTCAATCATATCCTCATCTTTGATAATTTCAAAGATCTTTGGAGACAGACCACGGCGAACCAAATAATGAGATCCTGCCTTGTTGAACTCTATCTCAACTAGGCAATTCTTGCCATTAACGGTGTTTACAAGCTGTGGTATATTAATGGGCCGGAAGGGCTTTCCAAACAATCCAAAGCACAGGGAGTCCAATAGCGCAAAAGACTTGCCATGTCCGTTGGTACCCGTGACTAGCGTAGTCTTATGGTTATCTAGTTTAATCTCTGAAAAATTTGTGCCAAACGATCCAAAATTTTTAAACCGAACTTTTAAAAATTCAATCACTCTTCATCCTTTGATAGTGCACTATTATACGCTTCATCTATGATCCTTGCAAGAAACTTCTTGTCAATAGACTTTTCCTGAATAGTCTCAAGTTCTTCGTGAAGAAGTTGGAGAGTATCTTTATGGACATCTACCGCCACTAGTTCAGGGTTTGCAGATACCTCTTCGGTCACTGCCAGTTCTGCCACGCCTGCTTCATAGAACTTATCCATGTATTTTTCAAAACTCGCAGCCTTAGTGCGCTTTTTGATAAAAATCTTGACATAGCAGTCCTTGAATTTTGAATAGTCAAGTTTTTCTGGTTCGTCTTCATTATAATCAAGCGTATAGAATAGCTTTTTGTTATTTTCGACAAATACCAGTTCTCTAGCCAAAAAGTCAAATACGTGGAATCCTTTTGGTTCCCAAACATCTGAGAAAGCCATTTGGTATTGCGTACCCAGATAATAAATATTGTCACGAGTGGACTTAATATGATAATGCCCAGTAAGAACGTATTCAAACTTGTCGAAGTGTTTGGGGTCATATCCTTGCTCTATAAAGATACCACGAATACTCTGAAAGCCAAATAATTCCAGATGTCCCATAAGAAGGGAGCATGTGGTATTGGTAATAAATTTTGCTGCCTGTCCTTCGTTTTCTGGATTGATCCAAGGCAAAAGAGCCACACAACCCGCAGAGGTTTGAATCTCGGTAGGTTCAGAATAGATTTCCCAGTTTTGGTATGGTGCAACTAACTCATGTAATGAGTTTACATTATTATTATTACGGTAATATGTATCATGGTTACCACAAATAGCAATGCACTTGACTCCCATATCTCTAAGGGGTTCAAAGAAACGGGTTCTTACTTGGTGAAGCGTTTTGAAATTTATATACTTTCTACGATCAAAAACATCTCCCAGATGGAAGATGGTCTTGATGTTGTTTTCCTTGAGATAAGGAAACAACTGTTCTTCAAAGAACGATAGAAAGTATTCAAGTACGATAGGTGAGTCTGCTTTATAGCCGAAGTGAGTATCGTTAAGAATTACTGCTTTCATATATTCCTGTTTGTTGTAGAACAAATTCTTTTTTTGCAAGTTTCATATCTTCTTCAATCATCATTTCTGCTAATTGAAATACAGATATCTTTGGTTGCCAATTTAATTTTTGTCTTGCTTTTGAAGCATCTCCCAAAAGTTCATCCACCTCAGTTGGACGGAAATACTTTGGGTCCACATTGACATATTTTTTATAATCTAATCCAACCAATCCAAATGAATAGTCACAAAAATCTCTAACTGAAATCATTTTTCCAGTTGCAATTACATAATCATCTGGAGTATCTTGCTGCAGCATTAACCACATAGCCTCAACATAATCCCCAGCATAGCCCCAATCTCGTAGTGAGTCTAAATTTCCAAGAGTTAAAGTTGATTGAAGACCACAAGCAATTCTAGTAACTGCTCTTGTAATTTTACGAGTTACAAAGGTTTCACCACGGCGGGGACTTTCATGATTAAAAAGAATGCCGCAGGAAGCATGCATATCATAACTTTCTCTATAATTTCTAGTCAAGTAATGTCCGTATACTTTGGCACATCCATATGGAGAACGTGGATAGAATGGGGTAGTTTCTTTTTGGGGAACTTCCATAACTTTTCCAAACATTTCACTACTTGATGCTTGATAATACTTTATTTTGTTTCCAGTTATATCTTGGTATTGTCTAATGGCTTCCAATACATTCAATGTACCAACAGCATCGGTATTAGTTGTAAAAATTGGCATATCAAATGACAATTGAACGTGACTCTGTGCGCCCAAATTATACACTTCAGTTGGATTATGCTTTATTAAAATATTTGATATACTAGTATAATCTGTCAAATCCCCATAATGCAAAAATAACTGTTTATTATGTATTTTTGCATCATTGATTAGATGGTCTATTCTGTCCGTATTAATTGAAGATGACCTACGAATCAAACCATGTACTTCATATCCTTTTGAAATCAATAAGTCAGCAAGATAGCTGCCATCTTGACCAGAAATTCCTGTAATGAGTGCTACTTTTTTCATATATCCAATGAATCCTTTTTGACTTTCTTTTTTCTTTTTGTCTTCTTTGGAGTCAACATTTCATCAAATCGTTCCATATCAAGGTCAGTCAAGCCAAAGAAATCTCTTCTACCAATATCGATTCCTGCATAGGTTTCATTGAACCAGTTATGGAAATCTTTATCATTCTGCTGTTCTGCAAATTTATACTGAGTATACTTCTCTCGTTTTTCTTTGTTTATTATACGAACAAAAGAAAACCAGCAAATCTGTGTCAAGTACCCGAATGGGCTTGTAGACTTGCTGGGATCAAAGTTGTCAATATATGTGACACAGTTTAAGACTGCATCTGATACCATCTCTTCTCTGTATGGATAATTTGCAAAATTAGGACGATAAGAAAGGCGAGATGCAATTTTAAGAATGCATTCGCCTATAAAATCTGGTAACTTTGGTTTTTTACGTCCAGCATTGTCTGCATCGGCAGACTTCTTACGATATTCTACTAAAGCATCATATAACTCTTGATTACTCACGTAATCGGCATCTGATGCTTTCTTTTTCTTTTTAGGTTGTTTCACAAATATAATATATACTCAAACAAATAAAAATCAATAATTAATTTTTATTTTAATTGTCCCACCATTCGAATGTATTAAATCTGCATTATTAAAATTTTGATACATATTTAATGATTTTAAATATCGTTGTATAAACAAATTACCAGCAATAAATGGTCTATTTTCAATATCAATAAATGTCATTTTAGATATTATTTTTTTATTTTTATAAAAATCTTCACCGTTACCATCACACATTATTAAAGTTGTATTGTTAAAATTAAGAGTCATTTAAAATAAATGTAGAAGATCTATTACCCATTTGATCTGCAAATGCGGCTTTATATTGGGTATATACATATGAAGGCCAGCATGGGCCAGAAACTCTATATATTTGGCCCAAAATAGACGAGTCTAAATTCATTGTTTGTGGATATGGGTATCTTACCAAGTTATTTTTAAATAAACTATTTTTATAAATTACCTGGGATCCATCGACTCTGTTTTGTGGATTAATTGGTTCAAAATAATTATTTAAATCATAAAAAGATTTATAATTATTTTGTTGTACTTCGGTTCTTGAATTTGAATTTAAATAAAATTCTTTTGATGGGTCATAAAAATAAACTCTATTGTAAAACCATTCTAAAGATTTATTCTGTTTTATAAAAAAATCTAATTGCAAAAACGAGTCTTTGACCAAAGCATCATCATCACATAATATTGTTGTAAAATCTGCCTCAGAGTTTTTTATTGCCTCGTTTATATAATGACCATGCGATGATCCACCTTTTTTAATTTTTGTCTCATCTGACTCGTAAATAGCGCTATATTTTACTTTTTTATTGTCAAAACCATAAGAAAATAAAATATCTTTAAAAGAATCATCTCCTGAATCATCTATAAAATGCAATTCCCAGTTGTCATAGTTTAAATTTTTAATACTGTGTAGCGCATTTAAAACAATTTTTGGTCTTTTATAGTAAGCCAAAACAATTAAAAATTTTGTATTGCTCATAAACCACCTGATACTTTTATTATACTACCATTGATGTAAGGCGTTTCAATAATTAAATTAATTATTTTTCCTAAATCTTCACAGTCACCAAAACATTTATTTGGTATTGTATTTTTAACATTTTCTAAAATTTTTTCTGGAACTTTATATGTTAGACCCCCATCAAAATATCCAAGTTGAATCGTGTTTGCTGTGACATTATATTTTGCATTTTCCATTGCAAAAATTTTTGTCGCCGTTTCACAAAAAGATTTACAAGAGGTATAGACACACGTACCTTTTATTGGATTTGAAGTCAAAATAGAAGACATGTATATTACTCTTCCACCTGTATTTTTCCAATTACTTGCACAAGATTTTAAAACATTTAAATATCCTTTAATGTTTACATTTAAAGAATGTTCCAATTCTTCATCGTTTATATTTGTTATTAAATTATCATAATTTACTACAGAAAAATATAAAACAATATTTGAATTTTTAATATGTTTATCAACTTCTGAATAATTTCTTACATCACAATCCTTTGAAGATAGTGGACTTATTGTATTGGATTTTATATAAGGTATTGTTTTTGATGCAAGACCACTTGAGCCACCAAATATTACAATATTATTATTTTTCAAGTTCATAAAAATTTTTCGAAGATAGATCTTTTTCTGCAAATTTTCCATACCAAGCTTCGGAGAACATTGGACTAAAATATTTGTCGCATCCCTCAAAATAATAGTGAGTTACCTGACTATATCTCGATCTATTTGGATCTCTTATAACATCACCACCGTGGATCAAGTTTGCTGCCCAAACCAAAACTTGGCCTTTTTTGCAAACAAATGTTTTTTGCTCCATTTTTTTAGTTTCAACCAATTGTCTTACAAATTCTTCATACTCAGCGTAGCTGTCAAATTGTTTTCCATATTCTGGAGCTTTTATTTTTAAATCATAAAAATCAAATATTGGCAATTTATGACTCTTAGGAACAAAAATTAGAGACCCATTGTTTTCATCCATGTCTTCCAAAGCAACCCAAGCAGCAGCCAACCATCTATGTGGCATGGAGTGAAAATGTAAAACATCACTATGAAGTGGCTGGTTGCTTCCATAATTAAATGTTATTGTTTGGAAAGGAAGTGGTTTTTTTTGATAAAGAGTTGTTAAAAAATTAAGTATTTTTTTATTTAAAGACAGCGATCTTAATAATTTACTTTGTTTCCAGCCTTCAAATATTCTTTTTCCCTTCGAATAATGATAACCAGATTCTTGTGTCTTAGTTTCATCTTTATTGTTTATTTCATCAATTTCATTTTTAAATTGTTCTAATTCTTCATCGGATAAATTTAAATCTAAAACCACATACCCATCTTCGTGAAATTGAACAGCCAAATCTTGTTCTTCTTTTGATAAATTTTGTGTTTTTAATAGGTCATAAAAAAACGGCGATTCACACCAAGGCCAATTTGTTGATTCAATTTGCGTTTGATACTTTTTCATTTATTTTTTCCTCAAAAATGCTGGATCTACTGATTTATTTAGAACAGTGTTACGATTTCTTTCTTTGTGTTTTTTTAAAGGATTTCCTAACCATATACTCCATGGTGATAAATTGTTTTTGGTGTAAACAAAGCTTTTTGCTCCTATCAAACAACCTTCTGGTATTTTTACATCCGGCATTACAATTACGTCTGATGCAACTCCAGAAAAATCATTAAAAACAATGTCTCCTCTAAAAATTTTATTTTGTCCCCAATAATCATTAACGGGCCCATAGTCACCGCTATAATCTTCAGATGCACAAAATAACTTGGAGCCATAACCAACAAAACACCAACTTCCGAGAGTTATTGTATGTTCTTTCCCCCCACTCAAAACGGAGTGGGAACATATTTGAATATTATTTCCAGTTTTTAATCCTGTAGTTATCCAAGTAAAAGGATCTATTCTAACATTATCCCCCAGATAAACTAGTTTAGGGTTTGCAAATAAAACGTTTTGTCCTATAAAAACATTTTGACCACAATAACCTAAATGTTTTTTTATTTCTTCATTCCATCCCAGCATAAGTAATCTCGTATATATGGTGTTCGTGATTGTTTGCAGCAACAAATATTGAATGTTTTTTTAAATTTAAATTATTTTGTTTACAATAGTCAATTAAATGTTTTTCTTTTATAAAACTAATTCCATAAAAATTATCCCATATATCGGGTAAATAATCTATTAATTTGTCTTCGTCTGATATAAAACAAGAAAAAATTATGCTTGCATTTTTATTTTTTTTAAAAACATTTTTTAAATTATTTAAAATTTTATGTATTTCATTCACAGGTAAGTGTGTAAAAACAGATATCAAAACAATTATATCAATTTTTTTATTTAAAACTTCTTTTAAATTTTCATCTATAGTACCAAAATAAAGTCTTTCATCATTTAAATATTCTTTAGCTAAGTTTAAACGTTTATTTCCGTGACTTGAATTTGTATCTAAACCGTAATAAAAAAAATTTTTTAATCTTTCACTAATAAAATTTCCTAAAATTCCAGCACCGCATCCGTAATCCAACACACAAATTCCGTCAATAAATTTATTTTTTATTGGTTCTAAAAAATAACTCATACCTATAGAAGCCAGCGGTTCTTCATTTGTTCCACCATATAATATTTTAGGAGGAACTTCTATTATTGGTTTTTGAGTTTTATTTTTCCAAAAATTATTCCATATTTTATCTTGAATCATATTCCAACTCTATATAAAAAAGGTTTGCTTAAATTTTCTTCTGTAACATACTGAGGTACATTTTGGCACTGATGTTTTTTATAATTTTGTGCCAAAGGAGAAAAAGACGGATGATTTACAATTTTAAATCCAGCTCTCTTTATACAATTAGTGAATTCTACTTCTGATCCTTCGTAAGCCGCATAATCTGTACTATGAAAATATCTTAACTTATTTGTGGACGGATCTTTTACAACATTTTTTAAAATATAATTTGTTGCTACACCAAACCCGCCTCCAGCGTGTGGTATTGATGAAAAAGATATTGGTGAAAAAGAAATAAATCCCAAATTATTATCAATTTTAAATAAAAAATCAACCTCTTCCATATAATTTGGATGAAAAATTGTTATATCATCTTCATTAAAAATGTAATAATTATACCTGTCTTCGGTTAAGCTATATCCACGAGAAAAAGCTCCAAATGAACCTCCGACATTTTCTCTGTGAGTAACGTAAATTTTTCCATTTTTTATTTTTTTATTGTTAAAAGAATTTATAAAATTTTTTGATTCTTCTCTCCCATCATCATTATTAACAATCAAAACATCCATTTTTATTCCTGGATCTATATTTGATTCTATTTCATTTAATGAATAATTTAAATATTCTTTTGTTTGTTCGTAAGAAGAAAAATTATTATTATTTTGTCTTCGTGGACCCAAATAAGTTGCTATAATTTTTAAACAGCTCATTACCAACCCTTTTTAATGCAGTCTACAATATATTCTCTCTGTTCTTGGGTTACCCACCATCCAACTGGGATAGAAATTACTTTACCTATAGTTTTATCCAATTGCGGTAAAAAACTTTTGTATTCTTTAACACAAGTGTGTTTGTCATTTCTTTCGTGTACTTGAGAAACAATTATTCCACAATTTTTCATGTGTTGTATAAATCCATCTCTATTTTCTACAAGCATGCTGTAGATCCAAAATGCCGATTCTCTTTCTGCATGTCTTGTTAAAAGACTTACGCCGGAAATATTTTGGAGATGTTCGTCGTAAAATTTGGCATTGTTTTTATGGGCTGACAATATTTGATCTGCGTGTTTTAAATTTTCAATACCAACTGTAGCGCAGACATCATTCATGTGAAACTTAAATCCCCATTCTTTAATATCTGCTTCGCATCTAAAATCTTTTCTATTATCGTTTCTATCTATTCCATACCATCTAAGCAATTTAGCCCTTTCTTCGGATTGCTTTGATGGCACAACTAAAAGACCACCATCTACCGTTGTTATATGTTTTATTGCTTGAAAACTATACATAACCATGTTTCCATGGTTTCCTAAAAATTTTCCTTCGTACTTAGAGCCAAATGCATGTGCACCATCTTCAATTATTGCGGGTGCGTAACCGTATAATTTTTTACAATTTTCTTGTATTTTTTTTAATCTATTTAAATCATTGGGATACCCACCCCAGTGTACAACAATAATTGCTTTTGTTTTTGGGGATATTTTTCTTTCTAAATCATCCAAATCCATGTTTAATGTACTTGGGTCAATATCAACCCATTTTAATTTAATATTATTTGCTAAAATAGGAAAATTAGAAGCAGTACAAGTTAAAGACGTTGTTAATATTTCATCATTTTCTTGTATTCCAGGCCAATAATCGGTATCTTGAAAAACTGCAGGATTTTTTAGCATGTGTATAGCTAAATGTAGTGCGGAAGTGCCTGTATTTGTTGTAACCACATTTGAACAATTTAAATAATTTTTTAAATTTGATTCAAATTCTTCTACTTTTTGTCCTTGTCCGATAAATCCGCAGTTTAATACTTTTCCAACTTCTTCAGCAGCAGTTGGTGCCATAAAAACTTTAAAAAGTGGTATATTTTGTGTATCCATATTATAATCCTATCCATTTTTTATTATCAAGAGACCATTTAACTAATTGATCTATAGACTGTTCCAAATTATTTTTTGGAACCCAACCCATTTTAGCCATTTTTTCTCCATCTAAACCATATCTAAGATCGTGGCCCGGTCGGCTAGTATGAAAATCAACTAGTTCATATACAAGTTCTTTGCCTACGCAATTGGCTATCATTTTTGCTAAAGTTAAATTATCTACTTCTTTTTCTCCAACAATATTGTATTTTTCTGCAGTTTTTCCATTTTTAAGCAAAAAATCTACGGCATTGCAAACATTTTTTGCATGAATATAAAATCTGCTTCCTGCTTTTGTTAAATTTTTATTTGAATGAATATAAAGTTTATTTCCCAAATAAGAATTTTTAATACAAAGTGGAATATATTTTTCTGGATGTTGTCTTTCTCCAAAGACATTCATGCAATGTGTTATCATAATTGGCATTTTGTATGTATTTTCAAATGCTACACAAAGCTCTTCGCCTCCAGCTTTAGAAGCAGAATAAGGGTTGCCGGAATTATACCTGTCATTTTCTTTGTAATTTACGCCTTCTGGCGCAGGTCCAAATACCTCATCAGTTGAAAAATAAATAAAGTTTTTTAAATTTTGTTGTTTTCTTGCAAAATTTAAAATATTACACGTACCAACAACATTATCCATAACAAAAAGCATTGGATCTTCAATTGATCTGTCTACGTGAGAAGATGCGCCCAAATGCAGTACGGTGTCAATATTACCTATTGTATTTTTTAAAATTTCATTATTATGAAATTCTGATTTCATATCATGCCAAACAAAAGTAATTCTATTTTTGTTTTTTTCCCAATTTGGTAATTCTGTTAGCCGATTTAAATTTCCAGAAACATCTAAACGATCTAAAATTACAACATCGCAGTCATCATTTTCTAGCAAATATTCGACCATATGATGGCCAATAAATCCACACCCACCAGTTACAAGAATTCTATTACGCATTTATATTTTCCTTTGAGTATTTTAATATACAGTATTCTGTTTCAAATGCAAGTTTATTTTGATGAGTATTTTGCATCTGCGTATCATGCAAACGATTGCAGATAAGCTGATCTTCTATAATGTAAGGATCACCAAATTTTTCATATAATTGTTTGTAAATATCACAGTCCATGAGCATGATTAATTTTTCATCAAAATAATGTTTTCCTTTAAAAGTCAACACACTAGGAGAACTAATAGTATTTATACCCAAATGCATGTTTTTGTTATAATAAGGTATAAATGGTCTAAACATCATATGTATGTTTTTACAGTGCATGGAGCCGTTTACCAACCAGTTACATGATTTATTTTTAAATTCTTCGTAAATTTTTTTTATAGAATTTTCATCTACAAAAAAATCGTCACCAAACATTATTTTTATAATTTCAGAAGAACAATTTTTTATTGCAATATTTGCATTTACTGAATTACTTCTTTCTGTTCCTTTTGAATTTATATATTTTAAATTCAAAAAACTAGAATAATAATTACACAATTCCTTTATGTTATCATCCGTGCTTTGATCGCTGACTACTACTTCTATATTTTTTTCTGTTTGTTTTATTATGCTGTTAAGCAACTCTGATAAATAAAGCCAACCATTTCCGTGGGATTCGTAAGTTGGTATTGCTATTGATATTTTCATCAGTTTTCTTCCAATATTTTTATTAATGAATACATTGGTGAAATATTTTGCTCCAATGCTTTATAATAATTTTCTTTAACTGCTTCTATTTTGTTATTATAATCCAAATAACTCAAAGAACAAATATCATTCAAGTCTTTTATTCTTAAAATACCGGCTTCATTAAAGATATTATCAACCGTTGATGCACCCCAATATATTGGTATTGTACAAGTTAAAAAACAGTCTAAAAGTTTTTCAGTAAACCAAGAATTGGTATCATCATTTTCAATAGCAATTGAAAAACAATAATCTTTCAATCCTTCAATCTTATTTTCTATTTCTTTAAACCCACGACCATATAAATCTACACATGGTGGAAGATTATTTATTATATTACGTCTAATTTGATGGCCCAATGTAAAATTTTTATTTGATGAAATCATACTAATTAGTTTACTTTTAATAGGCATAAAAGTTGGCGTCTGTATCCAAGATGACATGGATGGATGCATGTATTTCACAAAAGCAAGAGTTTGTAATTCATCTATGCATGTGTATACAATAATATTATTATTAATATAATAAGTAATATTATTTTTAATTTCTTCTATTGTATTTTTTATAATTGCTGGAGATTCATGTAACCAAATTATATTTTTTTTATTTGGTATAATATTTTGGCAATTTATAGAAAGTGCAATGTCTTTATTGCATAATTGTGGGTGTGTTTGTTTTAACTGTTTGTATAAAACCTCCCAACAAGGATCTGTTCCAAATATAGTGAGACTCATATTATAATCCAATTTTTACAATAAATATCTGACCAATTTTTTGGCATTCCTGGAGCAGAACCAAACCAGCTTGATGGAGCAATAACTTTTTTTGAATTGCTTAGCCAAGCACCCCACCAACTAAAGCTGCTATTGGCTAATATATGATAATTGCACATAGTCATAACACACATATCAATATATTTGTTTCTGGTATCTGGATATACTATAGGACGTTTTAAATCTTTTAAAAGACTTTCTGTTTTTTCTATATCATCACTAAAAACAAAAATTAATCCATTTTCTGGCAAGATTGACAATGCTTCGTTATAATAATCAATGGTGCAAGGTGGATAATTTTGTGGCTGGGAAACATAATCACCAAATCTCATATGCAACGAAATTGCAGGACATTTGGCCACAGCTCGTATATAATCTGCTTGCTGTTTAATTTCCGATTTAAATTCAAATTCTCTTAATAACTGTTCACGATAATCTATAAAATATTTTTCACTTTGAAAATATCCACATATATCTGTATTATCTGGTATTCCAAAGATGCCTGCATTATATGTAAAATTACGTTCCATTGCAGAGTGCACTGAAACTACATTTGATGAATCTTTGGCAGAAAGATTATTAAAACAATTTGGTAAAAAAAAGTTTTGAAATTCTATATTTCCCGTATTTGAATACGGAACACCAAATTCATATCCTCTTGTTTTGGCAATGGAATATAATGTTGCATATTGAAACAATTGATTGCCAAATAAACCATAAGTCCCCAGTCTATTAAAAGTAATCATAGATAGGAAGAATCCTTATCTTCTAAACAGCTATCTGTAAAAAATTGCCATTTATTGGCAGATTCTCTGTTATCTGATTGATAGAAATATGGTTTGTTTGGTGTATAAACTTTTTTATAAAATTGTACTGATGCTGCTCCAATATCCCATGGTTGTTTTAAATCCTCAATACAGTGAATTGCTGCTTGCACCATTTCTTTTCTGTAATCTGGTGTAATATACAAAATAGCATGAGTTGCCAAGATTCCACCAACTCTCATATAGTCTGGTGTGTATCTTTTAGTTTGGTAACCCCGGTTACCACTTGATACACCAAGATATATGCCGTCTGAGTCATCAGGAATATCAATAATTGGATTAAACACTTCAGAAAATTCTGCATCATCTTCTAAAATTAGAAGTGGAGTAGAATACTGATCGTCAGCCAAAATATCAATATGAGATTGAGCACAACCAACATAATGTGCATTACTTGGAATAGTTCCTTCTGGGGCTGGAATTATTCTTGCTGACTTTCTGTAGGTTTTTTTGAAACCGTGTTTGTTTAACCGTTCTTGCATAACTTCTGCATTTTTTGTTGCAGAATCTAAATTTATCCATACGACTGGTATTTCACGTAAATCAATAATCATAAGACCTCACAATAAATATAATACATCATATAAAGATGTCAAGTTATTTAGTTGACTTTTTCCTAAGGTACTTTATACTACAACCCAAATGAATCTAGAAGACCTCAAGAATAATATTACTAAAGATTCCCAAATAGACTCTACAGAATTAGGTGTAGAGGCTCTTAAGATACCTCAAGTACACGCCAAGTATCTTAATATGCTTACAGACTTTAAATTGCTTTTGACCAAACACCAGAATGAATATGCAATTCAACGATTGCGTAAGTGGAAAATTTTGACTGGTAAAGCATCCAAAGAAGAATTGGAAGCATGGGGAGAAGAACCGTTTGATTTGGATCTACTCAAAACTGATGTAGAAAAATTTATTGATGGTGATCCTAAGATTGTTGAATTGAAGTCTAAAGTGGCTGTCAACGAAATTAAAGTAAAGATGGTTGAGGAATTTTTAAAGGCTATCAATAACCGAAACTTCAATATCAAGTCTGCCATTGACTGGCAAAAAATGATGAACGGCATAGTATAAATATTATGTGGATATTGAAGTTGAATCTGTAGATGAAGTTCGTTACTACATCAAAGCAGAAAAAGGAATCAAGCAAGAATTACGAGATTATTTCTCGTTTATGGTACCCGGTGCCCAATATATGCCCATGTTCAAACGGCGTATATGGGATGGAAAGATCCGGTTATATGATATCCTCACATCCACTCTTCCACGCGGATTAAAAACTTATCTTGATAAGTTTTCTCAAGATCGTAAATACTCATTAAATATTAAAGAGAATAGGAATCCTTTATGTATAAAGGAAACACAGCTTGCTCAATTCTACGATACCCTAGCGGTGTCGGTGAAAAAGAAGCCCGTGCAGATGCATGCCCATCAGCAGCAAGCAATTATTCATGCTTTGAACCATCACAGATGCGTATTGATTTCTCCTACTGGTTCGGGCAAAAGTTTGATAATCTACGTCTTGGTCCGGTTTCTTCAATCCGTCTTATCGCCAAATCGAAAGATTTTGATTCTCGTACCAACCGTTGGTCTCGTGAATCAGATGGATTCTGATTTTTTTGATTATTCTTCCCGAGATCCATCTTGGTCTTGCAAAAAATATATTCATAAAATTTCAGCCGGCGTGAATAAAGATACTAATAAGCAGATAGTAGTCTCTACATGGCAGTCAATATACAAACTACCAAGAGAGTGGTTTGACCAGTTTGATGCTATCTTCTTTGACGAGTGCCATCAGGCCAAAGCCGAATCTATTAACATGATTGGCCAAAAACTTGCCAAGGCTTGGTTTCGTATTGGTACAACAGGAACACTAGACCAAGCACAGGCACATCGACTGAGTATCGAAGGTATCCTTGGTCCCGCTATTCAGTTCATTCAAACAAAGAACTTAATGAACAAAGGATTGCTTGCCACTATTGGAATCGACTGTATTCTGTTACAGTATACAGACGAAGAAAAGCAGTTGCTCAAGAAGCAAAAATACCCTGACGAATTAAAGTGGATTATAACTAATAATAAGAGGAACGAATTTGTCAAAGAACTTGCCCTCAAAACCAAAGGCAACACGCTCGTCCTCTTCAATTACGTCGAAGATCACGGAAAGCCTCTCGCCGCTCTCTTGGAGTCAGCAAAAAGCGGTAGACCAATATATTTCATCTCTGGAAAAACAGAAGCAGACACAAGAGAATATATTAGAAAAGTCGTTGATACGGAAAGAGATGCTATACTGGTTGCGAGTTATGGCACTACTAGCGCTGGTATCAACATTGTTAATATCGACAATATTATTTTTGCCTCGCCTACTAAATCTATAATTAGATTGTTACAGAGCATTGGTCGTGGTCTAAGAGTATCTGCAAAAAAGAAGACTCTCAAAGTTTTTGACATTGTAGATGATCTATGCTGGCTGAAACACAAGAACCATATCTTTCGTCACTTTGAAGAACGTATAAAAATATACAAAAAAGAAAAGTTTGACCATAAGATCTTTTCTATGTCTTTAAAAGACAGCATAAAAGATAAATAATAGTGAAGGGAGGACATATACATGTCCGAATCACTTCCCGAGAATTCTTTTGGCGGTGTATTGCGAGTTGTTAAACTTACTTCAGGTGAAGAAATAATTGGTATGGTTAATGAGGCTTACACCGATAGAATTTCAATTAAACTGCCTGCTCGGCTTGAAGCCTATGTTGTTCGTGATGAACAAGGAGAATTGGTAGAATACGTTAAACTAACAAATTATCTTTCCAATATTCGCGGTCATGAAATTTCTCTGACACGCAATGTCATAGTTTATATTGGAGCACCTACTCTAGAACTAGAGAAAATGTATGAGATCTATTTCATGACAATGCAGACAGATCCCAAAACTGTAGTTTCATCTCTTCCTGATGATATGAAGTTTGCACACGAATCTGGTCTTCAAATGTTGAATGATTTATTCACAAATGAAGATTTTGTAAATTTTGTCAATGATCTGATAGATAACTTTGAAGAAGCTGAAATTTTACTAGATGAGGGTGACGAAGAAGATATATTGTCAAACGAAGACCAAGAATCCCCTATAAACGAACCACCTCCAGAAGAGCCTGCACCCCAACCCAAGCGCAAGAAGCGCCGTAAAGTCAAGCCTGAGCAAAACAAATTGCCATTTGACCCAAATCTGCCACCAGAAAACCCTGAGAGCTGGTCTGACAACCCCACCGACTATCTTTAAGTAAGTATGGCGGGGGGATTGGGTGATATTGTATAATATGAATATTTAAATTTGCAATTGGCTTTTTGAACAATTGCATCACTATTGTCAGATTGAAAATTTAATCCACTCAAATATATTGGAACAATATTTGTAAAAGTTATTGTTATAGGGCTATTGTTAGCAAGTCCAAATGGACCTGTATAGATGCTTAGGGTTCCTGTAATATGCCAGGTTTGATAATCAATATTATATTCAGTATCATTTTCAATATTTGTAATATTTCGAATCCATGAGTATATGGAATTCCAATTTGTCATATTTTCATCAACAATGAATTCCACTGCCAGAGGTTCAAATCCAGCAACCATACTTGGAACTGGAATTGTAGTACCCAAAGTAGTTGGTTGAACTAGATCTGGAACAGAAATACCGGGAAGGTTTGCTCTCTGGCACATAAGTTCCAGTTGGCTAGTACCTCTATTAAATTTAAGAGTAAAGTAATTATTGTAAAGTGGATTGGTATTACTTGAGCAGGTTGCCATAGAAATATTTATGGATAAAAGAAAACCCTCCCGATTTCTCGGGAGGGTTTTTGAACTTACGCTATCAACTAACTTCTAATCAGCCGTTACCGTGGAGGTTGGCAACTTGAGATAGACGATAGTATTGGTTACGACCTTGCGATAGTGTCTCGCCATCTGGAGCATTGCTGCTGTTAAGAACGAAGGGGTTTGCAACAACTCCGTAACGGGTCTTGAACGCAACACGTGGTTGGAAAGTGTTGGGGTCAACTGCACGGACCATTTGGAGAGGAACGTATGGGCAGTAGAAGATACCTGCGTCATATGGACTTTCACCCTTATAGCCAGCAACGAAGAAGTTGGCACCAAGTGGGGCATATGGATCGATATAAACACGGATCTTACCACTTAGAATACCAGCAAAGGTTGCTTGTGTGTCATCAACATTGAGTTGAGGAGCAATGGCTGGGCTGAGGCTCATGAAACCAGACATAGCGAGGGCAGCTGCGGTATCGCTATCGCAGATGATGAAGTTACCCTTACCACGGCGGGTTTCCTTGGCGATTGCATTGCATTCGCGCTCGATTTGGAAGCTGAGACCACGGAAGCGTTCAGCAGACCAACGACCGTCCGAGTCACCAGCGAGGTTATAAACACCCTTGGTGGTTAGATCGGGTTGTTGTGAACCAGACTTCGCAACAAAGTAAATGGTTCTGACGATCTCGCGGTTAATTTCAGCAAGAATTTCTGTGCTGAGAAGATTAGCGAGTTCGGCTTCAGCATCAAGACCGTGAACAGCCTTAAGGTCTTGTGCCAATTCGACTGAGTAGTTGCTGCTTAGAGCACGTGTACGGGCTTGTACAGCAACGCGGTCGATGGAGAAAGACATTTGATTCAATGTCTTATATGGATCTTGAGCTGCTGCTCCACCACCAAGACCTTCACCAAAGTTGGTCAACATACCACGGAGAGCATTGAATGAGTTGATACCAGATGTAGCGTATGAAGTATAGTTTATACCACCACAGAATCCGGGGGAATAGTTCCATCCAGCAGATAGACCGTAACCACCGCATACACCTGCAAAGCTGAGACCAGTAAAGGTATATCCTGAACCACCGTATACTGGTTGTGGTTCTTGGAACATAGCTTCGGTGTAATTGTTATTACCATAGCTAAGGCCGGGTAGACCAGCGCCATATTGCGAACGCATAGCAAAGATTAGGCCGGTTGGGGCAGTCATGGGTTGAACGCCGCAGATGTCGTATGCCATAAGATTTGGCATGGAACGACGAACGAGGCTGATTAGAACGGGATCATAACCAGAGACGGCACCAGTGTTGTAACCAGTGGAGGTGGCGGGGCCACCGAGGTTACCGGAGCTCATATCCTCAGCGAGGTGTTGGCTACGAATGGCTTGCTCTTGGTTCTCAAGAAGGACGGCAGTGACCTTCTTACGGTAATCATCACCGATTGGAGACAGAGCTTCGTGATTGAGCACTGGATTCCATTTCTCGGTTAGAATGTCATATGGGGTATTGTCTTGAAATTGCATTTTAGTAAATTCTCCTGTGAGTTAAAATTATTTAGTAATTAGTAAAGTTATAGTTTCTTATTTAATCTACCCATTACATTCGCATAGTTTTCTACGAGTGTTGTTGGAGCAGAAACAGTCTTTGAGAAGGTCATATCCTCATCAACTG